CTTGGCCGGATCATGGCTGACTATGTCGCAACCGGCACAGGCTCCAGCCAACCAACAGGCATTGCGGCCAGCACCGCAGGCAAGACCACTGCCAGCGCAACCGCCATCACATCAGCCGAAATCCTTGACCTGATTCACAGCGTCGACATCGCCTATCGCCAAGATCCTTCTTGCGCTCTGGTGATGCACGACAGCGTTTGGCTGTATGTGCGCAAGTTGGTGGACAGCAACGGCCAGCCGTTGTTCCAAGAGTCTTATCGCATCCCTGGCGAGATTCGCATTCATGGCTTCCCCTTGGTCATCAGCAACAGCCTGAACAGCGCCATCACCACCGGCCTCAAGACGATGGTCTTTGGTGCCATGAACAAGTTCCTGATCCGCGATGTGGCTAACATCCGCATCCAACGGCTCGACGAACTGTACGCCGCAAACGGTGCAGTCGGCTTCACGGCATGGGCCAGAACTGACAGCAAGATCTTGGCCAGCGGTGCGATCAAGCACATGGTCCAAGCCTAATAATTGACAAGCCCACGCAGATTAGGAAATCAAGGCAATGAAGATTCAAATGCTCGAATGTATCTCAGGGCCACTCGGCACGTACCGTGTCGGGGAAATCTGGGATCATCCCGATGCAGCCGATGCAAATCGGATCATTGCCGCTGGTTTTGCGATCTGCGTGGATGCCTTTGTCGAACATAAAGCCTTAGAGGTGGAAACACCCGAGGCCAAGCAAGCCGCTAAACGGAGCAAGCGCTAAGTGGGCCTCAAAGTATTAACCGTCGCAACGGTGGAGCCAGTGTCACTCGCTGACATGAAGCTCCACCTGCGTGTTGACCACAGCACAGATGATGCGCTGATAAATGCGCTCATATCTGCTGGCCGCGACTATGTCGAGCGGCAAACACGGCGGCCACTGGTGAACACCACCTACCGCCAGACCATGGACTATTTCCCTGAAGGCGCTATTGAGCTATTGCGTGGGCCGGCTGTGCAGATTGCCGTTGGTGGCGCCTACAGCTATGCCATGCCGCGCATCCGCTACTACGACGAAAACGGCACACTAACCACGCTGACCTTTGCCGGTGGTGATTTCGAGTTAGACCTCGATGCCAACCCGCCCAGGCTAAATCTCACACCGCTGGACATTTGGCCTAACACCGAGAATGGCAAGGCAAACGCGGTCGAAGTGGACTATGTTGCTGGCTATGGCACTGCTGCCGCCAACGTGCCAGCGCTGCTGACCACCTGCATCAAACTGCTCGTGGCGCACTGGTACGAAAACCGCTCTGCGGTTCAGCCAGGCGCAGGCAGCGAAGTGCCTTTGGCTGTCGATTCAATTCTGAAGATTTACTCTGTCGGTGACTACCAGTGATTATCGGCGATCTGAGGCATCGTCTGGAGCTACAGTCGGCAACCGACAGCACCGACAGCTACGGCCAGCCTACTCGCACTTGGGCGACCTACGCCACTGTATGGGGCAAGGTGATGCCTGTGACTGCGACCGAGAGCCAGCTAGCCAATCAGCAGCAGGCAGACATCACGCACCGGGTGACGATACGACACCGAGCTGATGTGACTGCTGAGCATCGAATCCTATTTGGCAGCCGCGAGTTGAATGTTCGAGGCGTGCGTGATCTGGAAGAGCGAGGTATTTCGCTTGAGATTGATGCCGAGGAAAATGCGTAATGGCTAGCTCTCGCGACCTTCGCTTAAATCTGGCCGGAGCAGTTGATCTAATAGATGCTTTGCGAGATGCGGGCAAAAAGATCAAGCCTGCGTTGCGCCGCGTAGCCAGAGCGTGCACTACGCCTATCCTTCGCACCGCTCGTACAGAGGTTCCGGCCAAGCGCAAGCGGATCATGCACCAGGGCAAAAAGGTTTTTCGTTACGGCACAACTGGCCAACTTAAGAAGAGCCTTGGCTACCGTGTAACGACATCTAAAAAAACAGGCGCAGTTTACGCAATCATCGGCCCGCGCCGCAACTTTAAGATCAAGGCATTTAAGACTTATCACAAGCCAAAACGAAGCGTTGCAGCGCAGCGCAATGTGATGGTGAATGTCGACCCAGTCAGATACGGCCACCTGATTGAAAATGGATTCACCGCTAAACTTTGGCGCTCTGGCAAGCTACGGCCAGTAGCTGGCAAACCATTTTTAAAGCCAGCATTAAATGCCAATAGATCGCAATGCGAAGACATTACAGCACGCATTTTGAGTGAAGAGTTGCAAAAGGCGATGGCCAGAAAGACTGCGACTGTATGAGCGTACTCGGTCAGGCTGTGCGCACTTACTTGGCCGCCTACGCCAACTACGCCACCTATTTGCCTGGCGGAATATCACCAGACCAGACCGGCCAAGGCAACACTAGCCAGCCTTATGCGGTTTACCAGTCTGCTAGCAGGCAACGGCAAAGAACCACTGGCGGTTCCGTGGTCGCAACTACTGAACGTGTACAGGTAACAGTTGTCGGCGAGACGCGCAGTAGCTCACAGGCTACAGCCAACTGGATCGCATCTGCCATTGCTGCAACACCAAGCCGGCAGACTATTGGCAGCTTGTTTGTCCATCAATGGTTGGTCGAGGAAGAAGCAAGCTCCAATGAGCTTTACCAAGACGGATCGGACGAGTCAGCACGCATAATCTCTATCGAGATTGTCGGGACATACACAGAATAGGAGCAAGACATGGCTGTAGTACTACCACTTGGAACGATTGCGACACTTACGCCAGCAACTGGCACTGCAATTGTCCTAAATTGCATCAGCATCACCGGCACTACTCGATCAGTTGCCATGGCTGATATTACGGCATTAAGTGATTACATGCTGAAAAAGCTGCCAAGCCGCGTTGATCCCGGCACTGTGAGTTTCGAGGTTTACCTTGAAGACACAGCAACTGCCACAAATACACTAAAAACACTGCGCGACTGGCAAGCAACTGTCACCGGGTCAAGCATCGGCTACAACAGCGTCACGCTAAGCATCAATTTCCCTGGCTCGACTATTGATGCGCTGATCAGTTACCAGGGCTATATTAGCGGGATTACTGAGCCAACTGTTGGCGCAAGTGATGAGGCGTTGCGCTTTTCAGTGACTTTGCAAGTGACTGCGGTCTAACGGAGAACCTGAATGGGCTTTAATAGGGACGAGATTCTTGGCAAACGCCGAGGCAAAGTTGAAGAGCTGAAGGTGCCTGAGTGGGGTGGCACCGTGTTTTTGCGAGAAATTACAGCCAGCGAAAGAGACGCATTCGAGGCTTCATCTCTCGATAAAAAAGGCAGCGCCAAGATGGTTAACATCCGCGCCAGGCTGGCGGTGCTGACGTTGGCAGACAGCACTGGTCTACGAATGTTTGCCGATTCTGATGTGGTCGCACTGGGCGAGTTGCCTGCCTCGGCAATGGATCGCATCTTTGAAGCGTCCATGCGAATTAACAGGCTCACTAAATCAGATGTGGATGAGCTGGAAAAAAACTACGAGAACCAGGCGGAAGCACCCGCCGCCTGATGTTTGCCTTAGCCGGCCACCTTGGCATGACGGTGGCTGAGCTGGGTGATCGGTTGACTAGTTGTGAACTGTCTGAATGGATAGCCTTGCTGGCAGTTGAGCCATGGGGGCCATATCGGCAGGATCTGCTGAATGCCATTTCCTGCTATGCCAGCGCAGCGCCTTGGTGCAAAAACACAAAGGTGAGTGATTGGATCCCTCGTTTCGACAAGCATGAGCCTGACCGTGATTCCATTTTGACATACTTGAAAGCCACGGGGGCAAGCATCCATGGCGACAATCAGTAAATTAGCGATCAACCTTGGATGGAATGGCCAACAGGCTGAAGACGGATTAGCTAGGACAGCAAAGAAAACAAGCGAGGCTGGCAAAAAAGCTGACGAAGCTGGTTCAGCATTTGGCCGGCTGGCACAGGCGCTTAAAGGTGCTAACGATGTCAAGTCTGGATTCGACATGCTGCGAGGTGTTACGCAGTTCTTTATAGGCACACCAATTGCCGCAGTCGGTTCGATGATGAAGCTTGGCGGCGAATTGGAAACAATGCAAATCAAGATGGGACTGCTGGCCGGCAGCTTCGATAAAGGAGCTGAAAGCCTAGAAAATTTGCGCCAGATCACGCGCGATATGGGTGTGCCACTTGAAGAGGTTGTCGGTGGATTCCAGCAGCTTACAGCGGCAGGAGTAGATACCGGCAGCGCTGAAAAACTGATGCGAACATTTGCCGAGGTTTCGCCACTATTGGGCCAAGGTGGCTTGGGTCAATTAGCTGGCGGCATCAGCCAGATGGCAAAAAGTGGTATTGCCGAAGCGGCCACGCTGCAGCAGATGCAAGCAAGCGGGCTGAAAGTGTACGAGGCTTTGGCCGTGCGCCTGGGCAAAGTAACCGGTCAGTTTCACTCGGTGGAAGATGCCATCAATGCAGTCAACAATAAGACCGTTCAAGCGAGTACTGCGGTATTGGCCATGCAGGATGCAGTAAAAACACCGGAAGCTATCGAGGCATCTCAAAGGCTGTTTAATAGTTTTGATGGCCAGCTAAGCCGTTTACAACAAGGCGTTGTTGAGCTGTTCAGGGACATTGGGAAAGGCTTAATAGACGGCTTGGATATTCCGGCATTCTTGGCAAGTCTTCGTGGTGTAATTGAATCGATTGCCATCATAGTCAAAGAGCTTCTGTCGAATCTTACAGCGATTATGGGGCCAGAAGGCAAAGGCAACCAGATTGAAAAAAACTTTAAAAATGCCAGAGATTTTGCGTTTCAGATGGCCGAACGACTGGCGACATCTGGCAACGACCTGATCACTAATTTTGACAAGATGATCTCCCACATCAAGGAAACATTCGAGAACATCAAAGCATTTTTTGAATCCCCTACAGACATGGAAGCCCAGAAGAATCGCCAGCATTTCAATAGATTTGTTGGCAATAGGGAAAGAACAGATGCTGAAATAGCTGGCCAGTCACGCGCTTTAGATATTGCCAATTTTTTTGCAGGCGTAGAAAACAATGCCAAAGGCCTAGACAGAAAACGAGCCATGGATTTTGCCGCACCAAAGGAGCGTGGTGGCGCGTTTGATCCAGTTAGGATCAAGCAAAAAGAGATGGCCAGTACATCTGATTTCACTGTGCAAAAACTACAAGCAGGTAGCACAGCAGCAGTTGAGGCCATGGTTCGCAACCAGCTGGGCGGCGGTAAAGAACCGCAACAGGAGATACTAGCAGAGGCTAAAGAACAAACTCGCCAAGGCGCAGAAATGCTAACACTTTTGGCTGGTATCAAACTACCAGCCACAGTTCAAGTAGGCATCTGAGGTAACCAATGGCCTACACGCTATTCAGAGAAGTTATTGAAGGCCGCAGTGGCAGCGTCGATCAGCGCTACCAGCGAGCGTACAAGCGCGCGTTTCTGGTCAAGACTGATTCGGCTGGCTATGGTCCCTATTACGCTGGCAGCCATCCCAGCCTGCCGCTTGTCTGGTCAGTTCACCCAGAAGACTCGCTGGCCTACTGCGTTGGCTTCTCGGTAGATCAAGACCAGAACGATGGCACGCTCTGGCGAGTAACAGCCAACTACGCCTACAACGCCGACACATTCCAAGGCGGTGGCACTGGCACTGGCGCAACCGGCAACCCTGCGATAGATACGCAGCAGCAAGGCCAAGCGCCTGCCGACCGGGTGCAGTCGCCACTATCTAGGCCAAGAGATTACCAAATATCTACTGTCGCCTATCCAGAGGCGCTGCGCGGAGATGTGGACGGCAACGCAATTCTCAATAGTGCCTACGATCCGTTTCTGCCAGCTAGCGAGATTCAGAAGTTTGGCGCACAAATCACCATCGGCCTGAACGCATCCACTCCACCATCTGAAGCATGGATGAGCGCAGTCGGCAAACTGAACGCAACCACGCTGACCATCACACCACCAGGCTCAACGATTTCGCTGGCGGCAAAAACAACCAGGCTAAACAGTCTGAACGCTCAGGCTGTCTACGAAAACGGTTTGGCCTATTGGCGTTGGACTCTAGCGTTTGAGTTTCGGCCTAGCACCACAACCTACACCAGCGGATGGGTGCAGCTAGGTGCCAGTTGGCCAGTGCTCGGATGGAAGCTGGTTTTGCTGGATGCCGGAAAACGTAGATGGGATGGCACGCGGTACACAGCGTTTAGTGATCCACCTGGTCAGCAGCCAGTCACACAGGCTGTGCTGATGGACGGCAGCACTAACAGACTTGCCGCAGACACCAAGCCTTACTACAAGGCTTGGGACATCTACCGCACTATCACCTTCCCGAGTCCGCTCTAATGGCTGGCTATTCGCTAGAGCTAGAGACGATCAAGCGCCTCGGCAAAATGCTAAAGGCGTTTGAAGGTGGTGGCATGGCGCCAACATTTCGCGAGCATCTGACCGAGCAGTATGAGGTGCAGGGCGTTGCTGTGCGGGTGGTTCAGGTGACAGGTGCCAAGCAGTCAGACGGCACCTATCCGGCCAAGCTTCTAGGCAGAAACAGCGATGCCTACAGTTCGACTTGGTCAGACTACGAGATCGTCAGCGTCATTGAGCCAAACAACGCCACACTAACCAACGGCAATAAATACGTTGCGCTCTGCGTAGGCTGGTATGCCGGCAGTGGTTCTGGTTCTGGTTCTGGTTCTGGTTCTGGTTCTGGCAGCGCTGCTGGTCTGTGGGTGGTGGCTGGTAGTGTGCCGGGCGCAAACCTGACGCAGACGGTTGTGACTGATGTGACTTGTTCCGGGTCTACATTAGTGGTGACTAAGAAGATTCTGACTATTCCAGGCGGGACGGTGACCTGATGCCATTCCCAAGCGGATTAAATAATGTTCTGGCGCAATTTTATCCAAACTGTTCTTGCTGTGGTAGTGGAAGCGGAAGTGAAAGTGCTTCAGAATGCGAGTGCTGGTTCTTTAATTTATCTAAAATCGGTTCAGAAGCTGGTAGCGAAGGTTGGGGTTATTGTCAAAATTCAGACCCAGTTAACGCAGACTGCAAAAGGAACTTTGTTCTAACCATATATTTTAATTTTACTAATTGTGGTTCAGCGCCGATTGGTAGTTGTGGCAGCGGAGGCCCAACTTCTGGCCCTGAAACTGGCCTAGATATTATTGAAACCGGCAGCGGGAGCGGAAGCATTCCTTGCTCAACAACCTGCCCAGAAAACTGCTGTGATTTAATACCGAAACGGAAGGAGTTTTATTTGACATGCTATGGAGATGGCATGGCAACTGCTAATTTAATTAATACAAACGAAGATTGCCAAGATCCTAATTATACTAGATTTTTAGAATGCAAAGGTGCAAGGCCAAATTGTGATTACGCTATGATTGGCAGAGGGTTTAATTTTAGCGAAGATTATCGCGGTGTTTTTGCCTTAGCAATAGATTCGTTTTATCTTTTTGGATTTCTTGAAAATCCATCCCTAGACAGTTGTAACCCGGTTCAAATTAGCGGGACAACAAGTTTTGGATCTGGCTTCCCTGATAACCCAAGTCTTATATCATGCTTGTTTAAATGTTTTGGTTTTCCAGAATCAGGATTTTTTTTAGATTTATCTTGTATGACGGCTACCTGGGTTATTACCGAGGCGAGTTCCGGTGGTGGTGGCGGTGGAGGTCCGGTTATCTAATGGTTTTACACAAGCCTTGTCCGCTTGATCCAAAGCTGTGCACCTGCCACATCTGCAAGCTATTCTTGCATGACGAGCGCTATCGCAAACTCTGGAACGGACAAGGCCCAGCGCAACCAGCACCAATCATCCCAGGCAAAACCTTTGCCAGCACCGCCGACCTAGCCAAAGAGCGAGCAAAGCGAGGCAGAACCAAATGCCAGCACCTAGGCGATAAGCTCGAACTAAAAACCACCTGCCCAGTCGGATGCGGTGGCGGTACCGAG